ACACTGCTTACTCGGTAAACGGACAGCTTAGAGTGGAGATAGTTAAGATTCGTTTGCATTGTTCATTCACTTTCTTCGAAAGGAAGGAAAAATGGTATGTATCGTTGTTTGGGCGCCCAAACGAGGCTGCGATTTGTACGCGGTGATCGAAGACAACCGGATCACCTGGACCTGCAAGGTTGAGTATGCTACGAAGATGACTCGTAGCAAAGCGTTCAGGATCAAAGATGTGTTTACGTCATGTTTTCTACATGTCGCACCCGCCCGAGAGCAAAAAGACGATTATTTGTGCTAATCCAGTCGGAGAAAGGAAAATGATATGACCTTTGTTCCAACCGAAGACCAGGCTATAGGCTTGGTTCGTATCCTAGAGAGCCGCGATGAATTACTAGAGGCGGCGAAACACGCAGAGTGTCGTTTCGCCCATTTGAACGGACTGGTGTCGGTTGACGTGTGGAACGACAACTATCACGTAGTCACGATGTTGCGAGAGGCCATTGCTAAGGCTGAGGATAACTCGATCGCGATACAAGGGAGATAAAACATGAAACAATATTGCGTTCGCAGCCGAGGCGTAGGTTATCCCTTTTTGACGGCGACACGACAATGGAGCTTACAGTTAAAAGATGCCGTGCGCTTTAACTCTTTAGGGGACGCCTATGATTTTGCATGGAACCTATCTTGCTCCTGGCAAGCTTGGCGATTAGAAGATGATGGTTTTTGGCGAGCGGTCAAAAAAGAAATCATAAACGAATCTACAGAATAAGTAGGACACAACCTCTTTAACACAAGGAGAAACAGATATGATAACTGACGATTACTTAGTTAAAGAATGTCCACATTTGGGTGGTATACGACGGCTTTACCAATTTCCCTCGGGATACGGCTTATCTGCCATCAACTCATCATTAGTACATTCCCTCGGGATACGGCTTATCTGCCATCAACTCATCATTAGTACACTCCTATCCATTTGCATGGGAAATCGCTGTTTTGAAAGAAGGCAAACTTTGCTACGACACATCATTGACAAACGATGTTAAGGTGTTTGATACCGATGAGGAAGCAAATATGTTTATCCAACATGCCATCGAGGTGTTGGGCAATCTGAGACAGAACTAATGAAACCCTTTCCGTACCAGCTTCAAGCGGTCGATTCCGTCGAATCCTTCGGCGGTCGATCCCTGATCGCCGCCGACATGGCCGAAGCTCTGCCAGCGGTGATCATCTGTCCGGCATCGATCAAGTACCACTGGGAACGGGAGGCGATGAAGTTTCTGGGCGTTCGATCCATGATACTAGAGGGGCAGACACCTTCGGTGTCGGCGGCTTTGCCTGCGAAGATTGTCATCATCAACTACGATATTTTGAGGTTCTGGGTTCCTTGGCTTCGATCGTTACGACCGAAGTCGGTAGTGATAGATGAATGTCACTACGCAGCAAACGGACGAGCTAAGAGAACAAAAGCGATCAAGAACCTCTGCCGGGGGGTCAAAACGGTGTTGGCCCTGAGCGGAACTCCGCTGGTCAACAGGCCCATCGAACTATGGCCTATCTTAAGTCTGCTCCGGCCTTCGGTGTTCCGCAGCCGATGGGATTTCGGTCAGCAGTTCTGCGGAGCCAGATATACTCCGTGGGGTTGGGACTACCGTGGTGCGTCGAACATCGGCGAGCTTCACCGTCTGTTGACGCAGAACGGTATGGTCCGTCTGCGAAAGAGCGACTGCCTGAAGGATCTGCCATCGAAGGTCCGCCAGATCATCACTTTGCCGATCGACAGACTAGGAGAGTACGAAGCAGCGAGCAACGACTTCCTCGGGTGGCTAGCCAAGGAAGATGCGGCCAAAGCCCGAAGAGCATCGAAGGCTGAGACGATGACTCGGTTGAGCTACCTGAAGATGTTGGCAGCTAAACTGAAGCTACGCTATGTAGTCGGTTGGATCAATGAGTGGTTGGAGCAGAGCGACGGAAAGCTGATCGTATACTGTTGGCACCGAAAAATGGTCGAGGCATTGGCCCGCCGCTGCGGAAAGAATCCCTTAGTGATAGACGGCAGCGTGACTGGAAGAAACCGGCAGGTGATGGTGGACCAGTTCCAGATAGACAAAAGCAGGAGGTTGTTGATCGGAAACATTCAAGCGGCGGGAACCGGATTAACCTTGACTGCTGCCAATACGGTCGTATTTGCCGAGCTGACTTGGCGACCGGGGGACCACATTCAGGCCGAGGACCGCATCCACAGGATCGGAACGGAAGGTATTGCCTGGTGCATCTATCTGGTCGCTGCGGAGACGATCGAGGAGAGATTGTGCGAGGTGATCCAGCAGAAGCAGAAGGTGTTGTCCAGGACTCTGGATGGTAGACCCACTTCGACCGATCTGAATGTGTATGACGAACTGCTCAAGGAACTCAGGAGCCAATCGATAATAAGTAAACGAAAGGATATTTGAATGACGCCCATGGAATTCAGTATAATCGATGTGCCGTACAGTGATTCCGATCAGGAATTGTGGAAGCAGAAGGTGCGGCAGGTTGTAACCCAGCTTGATCCCTTGCTGACGAAGGCTTTGACTCTGGAAATCATGTTTTTCATTCCACGACCCAAGAGCCACTTTGAAACCGGTCCCCATGTAGGAATTCTGAAGCCACAGGCACCATATTATCCAGCAGAAGAGTTGGATATTTTGAAAATCAGTCGTGGCATAAAAGATGCATTGACAGGACTTGTTTGGCAAGACAAAAACCAAGTTGTGTTACACATCTGTGAAAAGCGATACGGTGATCGATACGAGACGCACGTAAGGATATCCGATATATGTGTCGGATAGCTTCTTTGCGATGTTGTAGTAAGTACTAAACACTGCGAGCGACTGCTATTGGGAGGCGTATCGCTCGCAGTATGAACCAACAACGCCTCCCCGAAAGGAAATGGTGTACAAATGGCCAAGTCTACGAAGAAGCAAGAGAATGGCGGAGTGTTGAAAACCACGGTAACGATTCCGAAGCTAGAGCAAGGTCGGTTCCGGATGAAGTTGATCGGCGACAGCCCATTGCTGGTAAACAACAAGCTGAGCATCGCAAAGGAGCTATCCGACACATACAGCGGCTCCGGCAAGACGGGCAGGCCGAAAAGGCTGCCCGCGACCCCCGACGAGCAATACGCTAGAGCGTTCTACGTGATGGCCGACAGCAAGCATCCGGCACCGCATCCGAAAGGCCGTTACGGCATCCCGACCAGCGGAATTTACAAGTGTCTGTGTAAGGCGATTCGCCAAACCGGAATCACCAACAATACGGAAATCGGAGTCATCGGGGGTTCGTTCCGTGTGATCGGTGGACCACAGGGTTTGTCCGAAATACAGTTCGATCGGTTGGAGCGGGACGAGCGGCCGGTCAACATCGGCAGTGGCCAGAAGACCGTACCGCAGATGCGATACCGACCGATGTTCCACGGTTGGTCCGTAGTGGTTGACATCGTGTTCAACCGTCTTGTCATCTCACCCGAGCAGATCGTCAATTTGGCGATGCATGCCGGTCAGTACGTCGGCTTGTGCGAGATGCGAGCCGAGAAAAAACAAGGCGAGTGTGGCGGTTTCTACGTCGAAACTGCTTCGGTGAATTGATGTGGAAGCGGGGACCGATGGCGTTCGGGGGGAATCGTTCCCCCGAACCCATCGAATCCGCTGGATGATAGATAGAATTGGACCGGAATGGAACGGAACGGAGGGGACAGGATCGGAGCGGAAAGGAACGGCTGTAATGGATCGGAACGGAGCGGAGGGGATCGGATTGGATGGGAACGGACCGGAAAGGAACGGCTGTAGCAGAGGGGATCGGATGGGATTGGACGGGAAGGGACTGGAGCGGATAGGACCGGAAAGGAACGGCTGTAGTGGAACGGAGTGGAAAGGAATGGAAGGGAGTGGATCGGAATGGAAAGGAACGGCTGTAATGGAGCAGATTGGAATGGAGCGGAGCGGATCGGAATGGAAAGGAAGGGAACGGCTGTAGTGGATAGGAAGGGAGTGGAAAGGAACGGCTGTAATGGAGCGGATGGAAACGGATCGGATAGGACAGGATGGGAACGGAATGGATCGGATAGGACGGGAGCGGAAAGGAACGGCTGTAGTGGGGAGGATCGGATCGGAACAGAAGGGAGCGGATTGGAACGGACGGGAGCAGAAAGGAACGGCTGTAGTGGAGAGGATCGGATCGGAACAGAAGGGAGCGGAACGGAACGGAAAGGAACGGCTGTAGTGGAAGGGACAGGATCGGAATGGATCGGAAAGGAACGGCTGTAATGGAACGGATAGGATCGGAAAGGATGGGAATGGAACGGATAGGATGGGAGCAGAAAGGAACGGCTGTAATGGAGCGGATTGGATCGGATCGGATAGGAAGGGAGTGGACAGGAAAGGAAAGGAACGGCTGTAGTGGAAAGGACCGGAAGGGATCGGAAAGGACCAGAGCGGATAGGATAGGAATGGAACGGCTGTAGTGGAGGGGAAGGGATCGGATCGGAGTGGAACGGATTGGAATGGAAAGGAACGGCTGTAATGGAGCGGATTGGATCGGAATGGAGGGGATGGGAATGGATCGGAATGGAACGGCTGGAGCGGTAAACCGACAACAAACCGACAACAAACCGACAACAAACCGACAACAAACCGACAACAAACCGACAACAAACCGACAACAAACCGACAACAAACTAACGGAAGAATTGAACATGGACTACAAGTACAAGTACGTATTGTCGTCTAATCTACGGTACGGCACCGCCGATCAGCGGAAAGCGTTGTTGCGGTGGATCAACCGCAACTTTCAAAACAAGACACCAACGCCAGATGACTTATTGACCGAGTGCATGAATCCGAAGAGCGAACTGTACGGTTTAATCGAAACGGATAAGGTTGCCGCAGCCGAGCGGTACTGGCGTAATGCGGCCAAGGATGTGCTGCGGCATGTCAATCTCGTGCGGATCGAGCTGAAGACGAACACTATAACCGGACCCGTTGTTGCGTACACTCCGCCGCCGCGTGGACAATACGGTCGCACGGACGACAATGACTATATTCCAACCAGGCGGGTGATGAACGATCCGACAGCTCGCAAGTCAGAGATGGAGCGTGCCTGCGACGATGTAGCGATGTGGTGCAATCGTGCTGAGCGATACGCAGAATTCTTTCAAGAGTTCGGCGAGGTGGTGGAGATACTCAAGACGCTTCGCAAACGGTTATTGTCTCGAATCAAAAAGATCAAGAAAGGAACAGCACTATGAACAGACCTTTTCCAAACAAATGACCGATCTTGGAGCAGATGGCCGACGGACTATCGGTTGGTCGATGCTGCTACTACTTACCAGATGGCAAGACGTGTCCTCGTCACGGCGACGTGTCCGAGGAAGTATCACATTACAGAGAAACTGGTTTCTGCACGCTCGAAAACATTATGCGAGAACGCAAGGAGCTTTCCTTGCTAGGAAAGGAAAAACCATGAAGCCATCCGAGATTCACGTCGGCTACACCTACGTTAACCGGAATGCGGGCCGAACAAGACGAAAGGTCTTGGCAATCGGTGATGAGTATCGCCCGGAAAAGTGGTACGGTTCCGGCTCGTACAAACGATGGTACAGCTCCGGTTCGTGCAAACCATGTAACGAACCGGGTGTATTATTCGCTCTGGTTGATGAGAGGGGTGTGTCGTACGGAGAAGAAGCACTGTACCTGTCCTCTTTCGCAAAGTGGGCAGGAAGTGTTTGGAAAAAAAGAATATAGAAATAGACTTTGCCTACGACCTTTATCTTTTCGTACTTGTTGGAAACCGTACCGCATCGCAAACCGCGAACAGCGAAGAATGAAAAGTCGTGACGCTCACCGACCTTCTCAGAGAACTAGGTATCCCCTACCGGGAGCCCGGAACACATCACCATGCCCACCGACTAATTGGAATCGATTGCCCGTTCTGTTCGCCCAATAGCGATAGATACAGGATCGGTCTGAGTAGCCGAGGCTATGCTACCTGCTGGACCTGTGGCGGACACCGCCTGGGCGACGTGCTGATGGCCGTCACCGGTAAGAAGTGGGCAGAGGTCAAAGAATGGCTGGAACAGGTCCGAGATGGTTCCAGTGTCGCATCCAAGGACATCCGGCGGGGAACTGATGTGGAAATGCCCTTGGGCGTCGGAACCCTGAGAGGACCCCACATCGCTTATCTGAAGGATAGAGGATTCGATCCGAAAGAACTAGTCAAGCTGTGGAACTTGCGGGGAATCGGACCGTTCAGCAACCTACCGTGGCGGTTGTTTATTCCCATAGTTCATGAGGGATGGACGGTCAGTTGGACTACACGAGCCATAGGCGATTCGTCGCTGAGGTACATCTCGGCCAGACCGGATCAAGAAACGATGGCTTTGAAAAATATCTTGTACGGAGCCGACTACGTACGACATTCTGTTGTAGTATGCGAGGGGCCGACGGATGCCTGGAGCCCAGAAGCGGGCCCGTCGGTTGGCCAGTCGTTTGGAGTTGTTTCCAGGTCGGACCGAGGTGATCGAGCTAGAGTCCGGCAGCGACGTGGCGGACGCAGAGCAAGCGGAGGTGGACCAAATTCGAGACCGCTACTTGGAATGATTCAATGGTGTTTGTTGCCGAGGCAGGGATCAACGAGGAGGAAGGCTTATGACCGACGACGAATTCAAACACAAGGTACTTGACAGTTTCCGAGCGATTGAGTTGCTGCTGATCCTGGGGACTTGCCTTGTCTTCATTTTCATCCTCATTTTCATCAAGCTCGAAGGCGATGCGCTTCTGCGACGGATGAACGAACCGCTGCGGACATTCGATGTTGGAGCACCCTTGCTCTACGACGACACGTTCACTATGGATGATGACGGCACGCTGCAACTAAAGGAAAGCTGTCCGTGCCCACGGGAAGTACCGTAACTTTGCAAACGAATGCGACACTCCGTCGTGGTGCGCGAGGGATTGTCGGAGAACCTGGCAGATCGGTCTTTTTTGTTTCCGATCCATAGGTTATAATAGAGGTGCCGAGTGATGCCCGGCATGGAGTCAGTAGGTGGACTGAATGACGATTGAACTGGAACAATGGACTTATATTCGTACAATTTGAAAGGGAAGAGTCGCCGGTTCATCGTCGATTCTGATCCGCCTATAACCGCCCCGCCGGCATCAACCATCGGGGCGGTTTCTTTTTGCCTTCTGCATCCTCACTTCTAAAGGGTAAATATCATGCCGAAGTTTCAAGGGTTTCGTTTACCCCAAGAAAACTGGTTTCGTCTGCCGAACGAATGGACCGACATCACGGCGGGGATCAGTTCGTTGGCGGAGCTGAAGGTGATCGAGTATGTTCTACGACACACCTGGGGGTTCGGAGATCAACAGAAGCACATCACGCTGGACGAGTTTCAATTCGGCAGGAAGAGGGTAGATGGTGAGCGAATGGACAGCGGAATCGGTGTGAGCCAACCCCATATCATCAACGGTATACGGCGGGCAGTGGAGGATGGCTTCCTGGAGGTGTTTACCATAGGAACGGACCGAGCTCGTGTCAAGAAAATCTATCGACTCAGAATGATAGGGGGTGGAGAAAATGAAAGTAAAAATTCTTTACCTTCGGAATACGAAAAGGAAACTTCCGATCTAACGAAAGGTTGCGACCGATCTAACGAAAGGTTAGAGCCAAACCTACTTAGCTCTAACAAAAGGTTAGATCGATCAGAGAAAGACACCTCTCCTCTTAGAAAGAAACTAAAGAAAGAATGGGCGAAACAAGTTCGCCCACCCACTCGTTCCAACGGATTCCTTTCCGAACCGTTCGACATGGAAGCTGCGGAGCGCTTGAAGTCGTCGTTGAAGGGAACCGAGCTAGGCGACAGAGTTAGGATAGATACATTAGCAAAGAGATTCGTCCGTCTCAGGACCGAACGCCATGTGTCGAAGGAAAGAATCAAGAGGGTCGTTCGATTCATGCAGAACCATGGTAGAGAAAAGTATACGCCGAAGCTTTACAAAGCGGATGATATAATCAACAAGTTCACCAGGATCGAAGACGCTATCGGACGAACCGACGGAAGTAGTTCGGACGACTCCAGCGCTAGAATGAAACTGATTGCAAGGTTGCAGAACAGGATGGAGGATCTCGGAACGTTCGACGTAACCCGTCGTGTGACGCAGAAGGATGTGGACTTTGTGCTGAAGGAGTTCGGCATGAAGCCGGGGGAGGTCAAATCTGTTGAAGTCTAGACGGTTCGATGATGGAAGAAATCTCAGGTTGGTGCTGGCCGGAATGGTGACGGACCGGACGGTGTGCTCTAGGATCGCATCCAGGTGGACCGATCCAGGGCTGTTCGCCGAACCGTGGGCAAACCTGGTCGGTCGCTGGTCGATCGAGCACCTGCGGAAGTTCGACGCGCCGATCGGCGGCAACGTTCGGGACGCTTTCGAGAAGTGGGCCGCCGCAATCGATCCGGAGGAGTCGGTCCTGCGTTCGATTGAGAGGTTCCTGTTGGCGGTCAGTGACGAGTACGAGCAGGGTGATCTAATCAACTCGGGTTATGTGCTCGACGTAGCTCAAAGGCTGTTCGACAAGGCAATCCTCCGGCGGGTGATAGAGGATGCCGAGGATTGCTTGAATCGAAACAAGATGGACGAGGCGTTCGGTAAGCTGGCGAGAGTCGGGTCGGTCCAGTTGGGAACCGGGTCGATGATCGAGCCTGCCGAGGACTTCGATGCCTGGTATGCTGCGTTCAATGTAGATCGCGAGAAGCCTTTGATTCCCTATCCAGGGCGGTTGGGGAAGTTTTTCGGATGGACGTTCGGCCGCGGTAAGCTAGTGGCGTTCATGGCACCGGACAAAACGGGGAAATCGATGTGGTTGCTGGATGCTGCCTACCGGGCTGTAAGAAACAGATGTAGGGTGGCGTACTTCGATGTTGGGGATATGACCGAGGTCGATGTACTTTACCGGTTGGGAAGCCGAGCTGCTGCCATGCCGCTATGGTCCGGGATCGTCCAAGTGCCGAAGTCGATCAGCAGGGACGGTGAGGTGGAGTACACGAAGAAGAAATTTTCGGAGGGGCTCGGACCGTCGGAGGCGTACCGGGCGTTCCGCAAGGCATGCAAGCGAAAGGGTGGTTTTCGTCTGAGCTGCCATCCGAACGGCACTCTGTCGGCTAGCGATGTGGGTAGTAGGTTGTCGGATTGGATCAGAGAGGGTTGGTGTCCAGATGTTCTAGTGATCGACTACGCTGACATTATGGCACCACCACCTGGTGTGGAAGACGCTCTGGGTCAGATCGACGATACGTGGAAGCACTTGCGAAGGATCAGCCAGGAATGCCACTGTCTGGTGCTGACGGCGACCCAAAGCAGTGCGGCCGCTTACGCCGAGAAACAAAGAACCTTGACTCGCCGGCACTTCAGCGGCCGGAAGACGAAACTAGCCCACGTCAACGGAATGATAGGTTTGAACGTCTCGACGGAGGACAAAGACAACGGTGTTACGAGGGTTAACTGGGTGGTTCGTCGGGATGCGGACTACAACGACCGAAGGTTCATTACGGTGGCTGGTTGTCCGCCTCTGTGCTGTCCGACGATGAAGTGCTGCGATTGACTAGAGTACTCAATGAAGAGGAAGGAGTGATATGGTGAGTTCCGAAGCAATACGAGAAGGAATGGCTGCGGGACGGTAAGGAGTCGAAACAACCCCGAGAAGGCTCCCAGCTTGCTGTCCAAGGCCCCCAAGGCGGTAGAATGATAAAGAATATCTTGGAAGGCCGAACGGGCCTTGGAATCGAAGCTGGGCATTGCAGGCACTAGATCATAGAAAGCGAGGTGAGGGTTCTAGGGATGAACAGAAGTTGTCGAGGCGACATCGATAATAGATAGTAAGGCAGAACGATCTGTCAAAGGTTGAAAACACAAACAAGTACATGCACGGGAGAGTCGAGATGAGAGTCAGTAGAAACGATGCGGTGGCGATCTGTGAGGCGTTGGGCTATGCGACGGCTAGGACTTGGAATAGGGCGAAGTTTCGCGAGCGATTAGCCGAGATCGCCGAATTGGGTAAGGATGATGAATTGTTGTTGGACGATGGACAGGATTCTAAGCGGCTCAACAACGTTCTGAAGGGGATTATTGAGGCTGGTGGAGAGGTAGAGTTGTACGAACCGTCGCGCAATCGGTCGTCCGACGATTCTGCCCCAGCCGAGGAAACCGAAGCATCTAGCGTAGTCGATGACAATATGGTGATTGCTTCTGCAGAGCTTAATAAGAGTTCCGACGAGGCAGGGGCTAAACCCAAACTGAAGAAGAGGCCTAGGGTGAAAAAGGGGCCTAAACCGAAAAAGGAGCCCAAACCGAAAAAGGAGCCCAAACCGAAAAAGGAGCCCAAACCGAAAAAGGAGCCTAGGGCGAAGAAGAAAAAAGTTCCAACGACGAAATCGACGTCGGACGTTGATAAGTTTGGTTCCCGCCTCGGAACGAAGGCGGCTGCGATCAACGCTTGTTTGACTAATGAACCGAAGACGATGCTCCAATTGATGGAAGAGGCTAGTGTAGAGACTACGTTCTACAACCATTTGCGAAAGTTAATCGCAACTAACTATGTCGAGAAGATCGAAAAAGGCTACCGTCTTGTGTCGTAAGGTTGTAGTATGAGACAATACATACGACGAGCAATCGGGAAGCCTAACTATTGGAAGGTGGCTGTCTGGAATAATATGTTGGGCTGCTGGAAAGATGGTAGACGGCAGTTTAATACATCTGAAGAGGCCCGATCGACGACGAAGCAACCTGGACGATACAGATTGTCTTTCGTTGCTGACGGAAAGCCTCGACAAGATATGGAAGAGTTCGTTGTATGAGCAAACGAAAACCTAATGCTATCATTGGGGGTAGCCCTTTACCTCTGGATCGTGGTTGGAAAGGAAAAAAACCTAATGCTTCTTCAGGTGGTAGCCCACATTCTGTTTACAATATCACCCCTGCTGATTACAGCAAAAGGAAATGTGGGGATGGTCATGGAAGGTCATTAGGGGTAACAAAGCCAGCATTATCAAAGCCCGGTTTTGTCCAACTCACACAAGACTTTTCAGGTTTGCGTCGTCATTTTCTGTTTCCCATTGGGAATCAAGAGTGAGGTAGGACGATATTGCCGTCCGTATGGGAAAGACAATAGACCTGTTGGTGAGACAGGATGTGGTTTGTACAAAGGGGGTGATTGTTGGAAGCAAGATGCTAGTGATAAAAAACTTCCCGCTGGAATATCAGGCAGACGCGAAGGTGGAGGTTACTCAATCAATGTTGATGAATGCAGTGGCGGTGATACTGAGGCAGGAAGAGGTACTTCTATTTTCGACCCTGTTCTAAGCGAATTGATCTACCGTTGGTTCTGCCCTGCCAACGGCCAAGTGATCGA